ACGTGGTGTTTCGAGTAATGAGTTGGGAGCATGTGCCGCTGGATGATGCCAAAACTCGCAAGGCACGTATGGCAGCATTGGAAATTGAGGACGAGGAAGATCCCTTAATTGTAGAGTTTGACGAGGCAGATACTGAGCACAACAAATACGTCAAAGTTAATTTTCCACCGTTCCAACACTATAAACTAGACGAGAACGGTGAGCCCTACTGTGTGGGAAAGAGCCATTGGCGTGGTGATTTGGACTCGGGTGAGTTTACCAAAGATCACGGAACCATTACTCGCACTTTGGCCAACATGTACATGAAGCTATGTGAACGCTATGCTACACGTAGCAATTGGCGTGGATACACATACAATGATGAAATGCGGGCACAGGCTCTGTTACAGTTGACCTACATTGGTCTACGTTTTGATGAATCCAAGTCACAGAACCCGTTTGCCTATTATACTGCGGCAGTTACCAATAGCTTTACTCGTGTGCTCAATATCGAAAAACGTAACCAAAACTTACGCGATGACATTCTTGAAATGAATGGGTTGAATCCTAGCTACACACGGCAGGGCATGGGCGGCGGTTACGTGTCGGTAGATGGCGGGCACGACGACTGAGCAAATTGGCCGTTGCTCTAGGGCACGGCAGTTTGCTATACTGTGTAGATGAGTAACTTATTTAAAAAAGCAGCAATCTTTACTGACATACACTTTGGACTCAAATCAAACAGTCAACAACACAACGAGGACTGTTTAAACTTTGTCAAGTGGGCTACAGCCAAAGCCAAATCAGAAGGTTGCGAGACAGCCATGTTTCTCGGTGACTGGCATAACAATCGTGCCAGCATCAACATCGTCACACTCAACTACAGCCTGCGGGCCCTGGAACACCTAAATGATAATTTTGAACGTGTTTTCTTCATTCCTGGCAATCATGATCTCTATTATCGCGATAAACGTGATATCCAATCAGTTGAATGGGCTCGTCACCTCCCGAACATTCAAATTGTTAACGATTGGTTTGTTAGTGATAATGTGGTTATCGCTCCTTGGCTTGTCGGAGACGACCACAAACGACTATCCAAGCTCAAGGGGCAATACATCTTTGGTCACTTTGAGCTACCGGGCTATTTGATGAATGCCATGGTGGCCATGCCAGATCATGGTGAGGTCAAGCGTGAGGACTTTGCTCACTTTGGGCATGTATTCACCGGACACTTTCACAAGCGTCAGACCAAGAACAATGTAACCTACATCGGCAATGCGTTTCCGCACAACTATGCTGATGCCGGCGATGACGATAGAGGGTTGACCATATTGGAATGGGGCAAAGATCCAGTGTACCATGCTTGGCCCGATCAACCACGCTATCGTGTGTTCCAACTGAGCGATGTCTTAAAGAACACAGAGGTCATGTTACAGCCTAACATGCACATTCGTGTAAATTTGGACATTGACATCAGCTACGAGGAAGCCAGTTTTATTAAAGAAACCTTTGTAGGCCAGTATAATTTACGTGAGCTTACACTAATTCCTGCCAAGGTCACTGACTTGACCGAATACGAAATACAGGGCAATGTGGCCTTTGAATCCGTGGATCAGATTGTTACTAATCAATTGACTGCTATTAGTAGTGAACACTACGATAATAGACTATTACTAGACATCTATAGAAATCTATGAAAATTTATGCCTGTGGTTGTTCGTTTACTTACGGAGACGAACTTGTTAATCCAGCTGCCTCCGCCTGGCCTGTTTTAGTTGCCGATAAATTCAAAGCAACTATTGTCAATGATGCTGTTTCCGGAGGCACTAATTATCGTACAATATATAGAACTATAAAAAATATAAAAAACGATTACGATTTATATCTGGTGGCCTGGACTGACTATAGCAGATTTACTGTTTATCGATCTGATGATAATTTTGAAGTAAATTTTAATAATCAACTAAAAAACGATTTATATCAAAATTCCTCTGAATTTAAGGAATGGGGCCGTATATACTATAAAAACTGGTATAATGACCTGTATGCTTTTAAACTTTGGCTTCAGCAAATATTACAGTTACAATCATTACTTAAAGATAAAAATTATTTAATGATCAATACTATGTCCAACAACTTGTCCAAATGGTTAGCTGGCAAAGATAGTTTCATTGATTCTGTTAAAAATTTAATAAATTTTGATTTGATGAACGACGAACAAATATTTGAAGAATACAACGAAATCAAGTATTATGTAGATAATATTGACTTATCAAAGTTTTATCAATGGAATGACTTTTATATAACAAAATTATGTTATGACTTTCCTGTCGGTAAACAAGGACACATACTAGACCAAGGGCACAGTCACTTGGCAGAATTAATTTATAATCATCTATGTTCAAAATAAAATCACTGTCAGTTAAAAATTTTATGAGCGTGGGTAACGCTACACAAGGCATCGACTTTGACCGCAACGACTTAACTTTGGTATTGGGTGAAAACTTGGACCTGGGCGGCGATGATAGTGGCGCACGTAACGGTACAGGCAAGACCACTATTATCAATGCCCTGAGTTATGCACTTTTTGGCCAAGCACTGACCAACATCAAGAAAGACAACTTGATCAACAAGACTAATGGCAAGGGCATGATGGTCACAGTTGATTTTGAAGTCAATGGTGTCAACTATCGTATCGAACGTGGACGCAAACCCAATGTCATGAAGTTCTTTATTGATGATACTGAACGTGAGATCACAGATGAGAGTCAAGGCGACAGTAGAGAAACACAGGCTGAGATTGAACGCATGTTGGGCATGAGCCATGACATGTTCAAGCACATTGTGGCACTCAACACCTACACAGAGCCGTTCCTTAGTTTAAAAAGCAACGAACAACGTGTAATGATTGAACAGTTGTTGGGCATTACACTACTCAGTGAAAAGGCAGAACAACTGAAAGAATTAAGCAAAGCTACAAAGGATGCTATCACTGCTGAAGAATTTAGAATTAAAGCAGTAGGCGATGCTAACAAGCGTATACAGGATCAAATCGATGCACTCTTACGACGCCAGAATTTATGGAACAGCAAAAAGACAAACGATGTTGCAGCGTTGCAGACAGCTTATGATGAACTTGCTAAACTTGACATTGAAGCAGAATTGCAAGCACACAAGGCACTAGCCGACTATAATGTCAAGCGTAAAGCAATCAATGACATTAATGGTTGGATTAAGCGTTGTGAGCTAGATGAAAAGCGTGAACTAAAAGAAATTGACAAGCTCAAGAACGATATTGCAGCCTTAGAAAATCATACCTGTCACAGTTGTGGGCAAGCATTCCATGATGACAAACAGGAACAGTTGCTAGAGGAAAAACGTGCGGCGCTACAGGAAGCCGCATTACAAGCACTAGCAACTAATACACAGTTATTAGAGCACCAGGACGCACTAGCAGCACTAGGCGAACTGGGCACCATGCCAAAGGTGTTTTACGATAACGAAGCAGATGCTTTTGAACATCGTAGCAGCATGGGCAGTTTACTTGCACAGTTAACAGCCAAGCAAAACGAACAAGATCCCTATGTTGAGCAAATCAAAGAAATGCAGGAACAGGCTCTAGAAGAAATTGACTTTGGTATTATGAACGAGCTAGATGAACTACGCACACACCAAGACTTCTTGCACAAACTGCTGACCAACAAAGATAGTTTTATTCGTAAACGTATCATTGATCAGAACTTGAGTTACTTAAATGCCCGTTTGGGACAATACTTAGATCGTATCGGCTTGCCGCATACTGTAAAATTCAACAACGACCTAACTGTGAGCATTACAGAACTGGGACGTGACTTGGACTTTGATAATTTAAGTCGTGGCGAACGAAATCGTTTGATTTTATCATTAAGCTGGGCGTTCCGTGATGTATGGGAAAGTTTGTATCAACCTATCAACTTGTTGTTCATTGACGAACTAGTTGACAGCGGTATGGACAGTAGTGGTGTTGAAAACAGTCTTGCTATCTTGAAAAAGATGAGCAGGGATCACAATAAGAGTATTTGGCTTGTGAGTCACAAAGACGAGCTAGCAGGACGTGTAAACAACACGCTCAAGGTCGTAAAAGAAAACGGCTACACCAGCTACGACACAGATTTAGAAATAACATAATGTTAGCAACCTGGCACTTTCACATTGAGATCAGCAGCAAGTGTACCTTGCGCTGCCCTCGTTGTGCTCGACAAGAAGTGCCTGATACACTGGTAAACACTGAACTAGACTTAGATTTTTTCAAGGTCAATTTTACTCCTGAGTTTATACAAGCAAACGTAGAAAAGATTACATTCTGCGGGGACGACGGAGATCCCATCTATGCACACGATCTAATACCAGTTATACAGTACATCAAAAGCGTCAAACCCGTTGAAATTGTGATCGTTACCAACGGATCTCACAAAAAGACCTCTTGGTGGACAGAACTAGCACAGGTACTAACTGAGATTGACAGCGTACATTTCAGTATCGATGGCTACGATAATTACAGTAATAACCTTTATCGCGTCAACAGCGACTGGGACAGCATCATTGCCGGGCTACAAACTCTGCGAGCTATCAGTCCGTGTAAGATTGTTTGGGCAGCTATTGCATTTAAATTTAACGAACACCGTTTGGATTTTATGCAACAATTCGCAAAACAGTTAGGCGTTGATAGATTTCAGTTAACAAAAAGCACAAAATTTGGCTCAATATACAATTCTTATGGCACCAACGATGCACTAGAACCTAGTAGGGATTTAATTAGCTCTACGCACAGATTTGAACGCATCTCTACAGATTATTCATCATGGCAACCTATAAATTTTACAAATCAGCAACTTTATAATAAAATTAGCGGCTCCGCTGAAATAACACCCCTTTGCGCTATTGGCAATAAGGGATTGTATATTAATGCACAGGGAAGATTGTTTCCCTGCTGTTGGGTTGCAAACAGATATAATCACAATAACGAATGGCAAATACTGGCAGAACAATTTAACTTAAATCACACGACACTAGAACAAGCACTGGCACACGAATTTTGGACGGGAGAGTTTCAGACGTTTCGTTGGCAGGAATGCCAAACCAAATGCTCAAGCCGTGTAGTTGATGAAAAATACGCTACCGAGTGGTAGAGTCATAACTATATGTGCAATGACATGGTACTATCAAGGAACGCTCGTAGAAAACTTACCCGAAGACTGCGTGGGCTTTGTTTACATTATTGTCAATAATCTATCTGGCAAAAAGTACATAGGCAAAAAACTAGCGAAATTCGCAAAAACCACTTATAAAACAGTAAAACTCAAGAACGGCACAAAGAAAAAGCAAAAGATCCGCAGCAAAGTGGACAGCGATTGGCAAACCTATTATGGCTCAAACGATCAATTAAACCGAGACGTTCAAACTCACGGCACCGAAAACTTTACCAGAGAAATACTTTACTACTGCACATCAAAAGCTGAATGTAGTTACATTGAAGCTAGAGAACAGTTTAGTCGTAGAGTATTAGAATCAACAGATTATTATAACGGACAGATCTCAGTTCGTGTTCATGGCTCCCATATTATAAACAAACTGAACGGATAACGACTCGTACAGGTCTTAAAACGTGTACCTAGCGACAACCTGATAAAAAGGGGGACGGAAGACTCTGCGCCGTACAGAGCACTTAGCAACTATCCTTGACAGGACGACGACTGGTTAAATGCCCCAGTTTTGCTATTTGAAGACGAGATTTATGGCTGAAAAGACGTAGCAGCGATGCTACACGTTCATATGGTATGTTAGCGTATATTGTATGAATCGCCGTTGTGATAAGAACTGAGCTCGAGGTACCGGACAACCGCCTCTGTAATTGCTTTAACGCTAGTGACTGTGCGACTCGGATGAAATCGCTATTCATTTTTGCCCTGTGCGGGCAAAGTGTGACTGATAGATCTGGATGAACAGTATATATCGCTTCGCTCAAGTCGCTTCGCTCTAGTAACAATGAAAGTAATGTTATGAGCGCAAGCGAAATAACAGATGTTCGTAGAACATCTTAAAAGAATGGTAATCCTGACTTTTTAGTAACATCTAAATTCTCTTTGATGATACTGTTAATGATCTCACGGTCTTGAGGGCTTAGTGTGAATCCCTCATCGTAACTGAGACTACCACGCATGTACCAACATATTTTAAGTGTTTCAGTTCTTAGGGCTTTTGATTCTTTATCGTAGCCTTCAAGTAGTGCTACAATGCTTTGGTTATCTAGAATCAAAAGCCTTGAGCGAAAAAACTTGAGTAGTCAAAATCAACATTGAGATTGAACTCATGCCCGCAGTTGGTACACTTAACACCAACTGGTTTTAATCCCACAGTGTCAACATACTCTTTAATGCGATCCTGTACTTTTCTAATCACAGAGCTTTCAGCATTGGTATAATACTCTTTGATAAATGCAGGATTGGTAACAGTCTCGGCGCCATTGATTACAATGCTCTGTGTACTGGCCGTGACGTTTTCTACATTCAAGTTAACCATGCGTGTTCTGTGTTCATTATACTGAGCTCGTTTGTCATCAACAGACATTTCAGCATCGGCCAATGCCTGTATTAGTCTCTGTTCTTCAAATGCCTTAACTCCTGACCGACTTACCTGTTGATAGGTCATGGGTTTAAGATTAATTGTTATATTGTCATCAATTACCAGTGGAGTAGAGTAGTCGGGCATTTCGATATGATCGCGCACACCGGATAAGTCAACATCATACTCGTGTTCTTCGCCGCAGGCTGGGCATTTTGATCCCACTGACATTGCTGGTCCGTAGGTGGCAATACGTATAGCAATTAGTGTAGAGTCAATGTCAACGCTGGGCATACCCCAGGGGTTTTTGATATTGGGGCAGCAGCTCTTGATCACTTCAACAACGCTGGTTCCGTCAATTAGTGCGTCCGGGGTACGTAGAGTAATCTCGTCCCGGGTAGTCATTGGAAATACTGGAATCTTGCCAGTTACGGGCAATTCTAAACAGTTATCGTCCCAATAACGCCCTTGGCTAGTCAAATTGATGTATAGCGCAGGCTGTCTAAAGTGCTTGGCTAGAGGATTCAACAATGGGTTGGCGGCGACTTGATCGGTAACTTGAGGCATGGAAAATTTCCTATAAATAATAGATACTACTGTATATTTATTGAGAGCTTATGGCAACAGAACAAGAAAAGAATGATGACGCGGTTAAGAAGAATACCGAGTCATTAGAAAAGAACGACAAGGCGCACAAGGCCTACATGAAAATTCTCAAAGAATTGGGAGTTGACATGGAAGACCTTGACTACGAGGTCAAGGAAGCGACTAAGAGTTTAGAAAATTCTTTTGGTACACTGGGCAAAACTATTCTTGGTGGAGTTGCTAACAGCTTCAAAAAAGCTGGACTGGATGCACTGAGCGGCAGTGATGCTCTGGCTACTGCCAGTGCTTTTATGAGTTCAGAGATTGAGGCAATCGGACAGGCTGCTCAAGTTGGCTCTAAAGCTCTAATGGATGCTGGTAAGATACTGTCTGCTGAAGGCAGCAAGATGGGTCCAGTATTGACTGGAGTTGGTGAAGCTGCTGGCATAGCAGCCAATGCTCTGGTACAGTTTGCTCAAGCTGGTATACAGTTCCTAATGAAAGAGACCACCAAGATGTTGGATGGTTTCAAACAGGCATCACAAGCAGGTGTAGTATTTGCTGGGGGATTAAACGAGTTAAACAGTACTGCGGTTACAGCAGGACTAACAACTGAACAGTTTTCTAAAGTCATAGCCAATAATACAGAGGCATTTGTGGCCATGGGCTTTGGTGCTACTGAGGGCGCCAAAAAACTGTCTGCTGCTATGGCAGCTGGTGGCAAAGCAGCACGTGATGGCATGTATGCCCTGGGCATGGGCAGCGAAGAACAAGCAGAAGTCTTTGCCACCACAATGGCCAAAATAGCTGGACCGTTGGGTCGACGTGCTGCTAGTGACGCACAAGTAGCTGAACTATCTCAACAATATGCTGCCGATTTAAAAGTGATCTCTGACATCACTGGCAAGAACGCAAAAGCTCAACAGGCCGCTGCTGATGCTGCTAGTAACAACTTTAGGATGCAGCAAGAGATAGCAAAAATGGCTCCAGATGTTGCAGTTAAATTTAATGCGGCGTTGGGCGCTATGGACAAAGTAGACACAGATGCGCTTAACGATCGTGTTGCCCACATGGGTGTTGCTACTGACAAGACTACAAATATTTTAGAAACTGTCAGTCCTTCTCTAAAAGCATACCACGAGCAACAGTATCAGTTAATGAAACAGGGCAAGCTAACTGCTGAGTCTGAGCTAGAGCTACACAAAAAATATGCCGAAGGCATTAACAAAGAACTGGCAAATCAAGAGGCATTAGCTACAGCTTCAAGCGGTGCTGGTAGCAGTCTAAGCGGAGTTAATTCTGCTGCCACCGATTTGATGAAGTCAAATGCCAAACTGATCAATGCCAACGTTAAAGGTGCTGAACAAACTGTCAAAGCCCGACAGGCTGCTGGCAAAGAGGGTACAGATACTGCGGCACAGTTACAAGAAGCTCAACAACAACAGGCAATTGAACTACAAAAGATAGCAAACGATCATCTTGATGAATTCTCTAAACAGTTGGTTAGAACAACTGAAAATTTAAGAAGTGCTATAGGCATCATGGCCAATGGTGGGGCCACATTGGCCAACTTCTTAACCAGCTGGCCGGGTATCATAACTTCAGCGCTCAGTACTATACTTTTACCAGTGTTGGGTAAAGGCTTGTTAAAAATGTTTAGTAAAGGTGCAACTTCGGCTGCAGCCGGAGCTGCTGAAGCTGCTGCCGGAGCCGCAGGCGGTGGACTTTCAACATTGGGCAAAGGCGCTGAAGAACTAGCCGGGGGTGCATCAAAAGGCGCAAAAATATCATTGTTCTTAACAGAATTAGCTGAGGGCCTAACAGCACTAACGCCTGCAATTCCTGTTATTTTAACACTGACTGCGGCTACTGTAGGGCTTGGGTTTGGACTTAAACTTGCTGCACCTGCGTTTGAGGCAGCAGGTAAAGCAATATCGTATGTATTTGAGGGAATAGGTTCGGCACTAGGAAAAGCAGCCCCTGTAGTTGATGCACTGGGCAGATCGATGTCGTTAGTAATCAACTCCTTGGCTGACAGCTTAATTAAACTAAGCACTGATGTTAGCCCTACTGGGTTGTTGTCAATCATACCTGGAGTAGCAGGTCTTGGGTTAGCACTTTTGCCTTTTGGTGCTGGTGGAGCACTGGCAGGTATAGTAGCCGGCACTGGTGGATTTGATGCCATTGTTAATGGAATAGAACGCTTTGAATCTCTTGATCCTAATAAACTAAATGCAGTAGCTGGTGCTATGAAAAAGATAAACGAGAGTTTACCTAGCGCAGCAGAACTAGCAAAAATGGCAACAGTTGGTGCAGTTGAACATTTGTTTGGCGGTGATAAAACTACTACAACTGGTGGAACCGGTGGAACAACTAATACTACTGAGTCAGCAGACATGTCTAAACTCATGATGGATTTAATAGCACAACAGAAACAGACTAACGCATATCTCAAAGAAAACGTTGACTACAGCAAACGTATTCTAAATGCTACCTCATAATATGTGATAAATATTTCACATAGGAATATACAATGGCCGATAATAGATTTTACGTCTATCAATACTTAACTGAAAAAGGTACCCCTTACTATATCGGTAAGGGAACTGGAAATAGAATTAATGTTAAGCATGGAGTAAATCTACCCCCAAAAGAACGTAGAGTAATCATTGAAGATAATTTAACTAATGAAGATGCTAAACAATTAGAAAAAGATTTGATTACAAAATATGGTAGAAAAGTTGATGGTGGGATACTAGAAAATATCAAAATAAATCAATGGGCATGTCATACAGGCTGGAAACATTCTCCCGAAGCAATTGAAAAAATAAGACAAGGCAATTTGGGCAAGGTTAAAACAGAAGAACATAAGAAAAACTATAGCAAACCTAAGACTGCTGAACATGCTGAAAAAATAAGACAAGCTAACCTAGGAAGACCGTATGACCCGGCTAGAGCCGCAAAGATATCGGCTACACTTAAAGCAAGAAACAAAGCAATTAGGGAATCATTAAATGGCAACTAAATCTCAAGGCCCAACTGGAGGATCTTGGAAAAAGTACTTCAAAACCGGCAACTTCCAAGGACAAACTAGTCCAATTGGTAGTCCAACCCAATCAGTAAACCCTGCGTATCGTGCCACAGCCAGCACACTACCTGAGGTCTATATTGGGCATCCAAACCGTATTGAACGTTATAATCAATACGAACAAATGGACATGGACAGTGAAGTTAACGCTGCTCTAGACATTTTAGCTGAATTCTCTACACAGAAGAACGACGAAAATCTAAGTGCGTTTGATCTACACTTTCATGAAAAGCCCACAGACAACGAGGTTAAGATCATTAAAGAGCAGCTACAACAGTGGATCACTCTAAACGAATTTAACAAGCGTATCTTTAAAATCTTCCGCAACACTATCAAGTACGGCGATCAAATATTTCTTCGTGATCCAGAAACATTCAAGCTGTTTTGGGTTGAAATGAGTAAGGTTACTAAAGTCATTGTTAACGAGAGTGATGGCAAAAAGCCTGAACAATACGTTGTTAAAGATATTAACCCTAACTTCCAAAACATGACTGTGACTGCGGTTAGCACAAGCGATACCTTTACTAACCATCCTCAAGTGGGCGGTGCTAGTGGTAGTTATGTACAGCCCCGTACACCCTACAGCGGCGGATCACGTTTTAGCCACGCACAAAACGAGGCAGTTGTCAACGCTGAACACGTTGTACACTTGAGTCTCACAGAAGGTCTTGATATTTTCTGGCCTTTTGGTAACAGCGTACTAGAAAACGTTTTCAAAGTATTCAAACAAAAAGAACTGCTAGAAGACAGTATCATTATCTATCGTGTACAACGTGCCCCTGAACGCCGCATGTTCAAAATTGACGTGGGTAACATGCCAACACACATGGCCATGGCCTTTATTGAACGTATTAAAAACGAGATCAACCAACGTCGTATTCCTACACAGACACAGGGCGGCGTTAACATGATGGACGCCACCTATAACCCAATTCAGACTAACGAAGACTTCTTCTTTCCACAGACTGCTGACGGACGTGGAAGTAGTGTTGAAATCTTGCCCGGCGGACAAAACTTGGGCGAGATTACAGACTTGAAGTTCTTTACTAACAAACTATTCCGTGGTCTACGTATTCCTGCCAGTTACTTGCCAACAGGCATTGATGACGGAACACAGGCAGTAAGCGATGGTAAAGTTGGCACAGCACTAATTCAAGAATGGCGTTTTAACCAATACTGTAAGCGTCTACAAAGCATGGTTATTGATAAACTAGACCAAGAGTTCAAGTTATTCATGCGCTGGAGAGGTATCAACATTGACGGACAGATCTTTGAGCTACACTTTAACGAGCCACAAAACTTTGCACAGTACCGCCAAGCCGATATTGATAGCGCTAAAATTGCTACATTTACACAGCTTGAACAGTATCCTTATCTAAGTAAACGTTTCTTAATGAAACGCTATTTAGGATTAAGCGAGATGGAAATGAGCGAGAACGAGATGATGTGGGCCGAAGAAAAAGGCAAAGCAGAATCGCAAGACGCTGGTCAAGCCAACTTGCGTAACGTGGGCGTTACACCAGGCGGACTTGCTAACGACCTTAGCAATGTTACACCCGAAGCAGGTGCAGAAGCTGCTGGTGGAGCATTGGATCAAGGTGGTGCAGAAGCAGGCGCAGCAGCAACTCCTGGAGCACCTCCAGCTAGCCCACCGGGCGTAATGTAAGCAAACATATAAATAACAGTATGTTTGTAACTGATTTATTTGAATCTCCAGAGCCCCCAAAACCCGGGTATCAAAGCGAGAAAGATGATAATACCGTCATGAAATTGTCGGATCTACGCAAGACAAGACTAACACTAGCACACCTAAATCGCTTGAGAATGGCGAACGATGTGCGTAAATTTGAGTTTGAGAAAAAGATGAAAGAGACCCAAGAACAGTACGGAGCCAGTGCTGAACCAGCTGCGGGGGCTGGTGGTCTATAAGTATCACTTCAAAAACCATTAAAAAACACGCATAAAACCCCGAAATATGCGCTGTTATGTAAATAATACTACAAAGCCAAACATTTAAAGGAGTTCCTAAATGAACAAATATGAACAACTCATTGAGCACATTCTTAATGAGGACGAACAAGCAGCTCGTGCGCTATTTCACCAATTGGTGGTTGAAAAATCGCGCGACATTTATGAAAGTCTAATGGACGAAGAGCTAGGTGGAAACCAAGCTCAAGGTTTCGTACAAGACATTACACAACAAGATGACCAAGCACAAGACATGGGCTTGGGCGAAGATGACATGGAAGGTGGCGACATCGAACTAGACGGTGGCGACATGGACGGCGAAGAATTCGGTGACGAAGAAACATTCGGCGGTGACGATGATATGGGTGGTGAGG